AGTCAAGACCGAAGACAGCGAATGGACCCGTTGATGCTCTGTTGTGGAGCTCTTGTTCTTTGGAGGTCAGCATTGGTTCGGTCCTAGCGGAGTTTGGTGATGGTGGTGTTCGTGCAGGTAACATTCCAAGGACTGTCGTCCATGTCTTCGATCCGCTTCGGTGTTGTGCGGAAGACTGTCTGTCCGCAACTGTTTTCGTAGGAGACGAAATCCACGCCTTCCTTTTCCAGTTGCAGTTTCTTCAGAGCAGCGACGAAGGGAGAGTTGACAGTTGCGAGAATCATTGGATTGTTCCTGAGAGAGTTCGGGGAGGTGCCGGAGCCAATCCCGGCAAGTGGCGACAGTCCTTACAGTGATCGCAGTTCGTTAATGAATGCTTCCAGTTCTGGTTCTGCAACTTTGGCGGTCCGAGGGTTTACATAGTGGCAGAGACAAGCACGAACAGCAGCACGGAGACCATTCTCCATTCGAAAAGTCAACTCCTGCCACTTGTACCCGTAGTTACAGGATTCCCACATTGGTCGGACCAGTTCCATCGTCTTCAGTGTTGCTCGCAGTCGCTCAATCGACTGTCGCATGAAAACCAACTTTCCGTGGTTTTCGAATTCGTAAAGTTCAACGCAGTGTTCGTCGATCTCGTTGATCAGGTTGTTTTTCTGTCCGACCAGCAGGTTGTCAAGTTCTGTTACAGTTGGCATCGTTTCGACTTTCTTTACATTGTCGTTTCGGGTTTGTGTCTGACACACTTGTGTCTGACAGGTGAAGTATTACGAGTATCGAACAGAACACAAGCCCACCTGTAACAAAAACGACAATTGGATTGCTGGTTTTTACAACCTGTAACAAAAACCCAGCAAAAACATTAGCGAAAGCGTGCCGATTTATTTTCGCTGGTTCGGTGGTTTTTCTGTTGTTGGTCGATTGCAATCCGGAAAACACGTCTTCGCAGGTCTGTTATACTGCAGGCAGTGCAGCACGTCGGCAACTGCAGGACGACGGGTGGATTGGCTAAATACTTCCTCACCCCGACAACAGACGTGCAGTACAGATGGATAGGAAAATTCCCACGTCCATCGGGTCAGGTATCACGAACGGTGGTTGAGGGCTGGGAGGGGCAACGGCATCAGTGATGGTGTCCGCGTAATGTACTCAACAACGTTCCAGGGTTCACACTCTGCTGGATACCTTAGAAAGTGGCGATGGATTTTTCATCGTTGAACTTCTCTAAGGGGTCCGGTATGTACAGGGTTCACAAGAAAGTTTTTTGTTCTGGTATACTGCAGACATAGAAAGGAAATCGACATGGTCAAAAAAGTAAAACTCATGGACCAGTTAACCAGAGCAGTTGATGGGATACAGGTCACTCCCAAGATCGCGAAGTTCATGAGGAGAGATAATTCAGAGACTGAAGACAGAGTTGTGACGACATGTCTCCGCTTTGGTAGGTTCATCGCTCTGTACAATAAAGTGAAGGTCTATCACATTCCCACAGGTATGCTGGCAGGGAAACCATTCAAGACTAATCAGGAGGCGGTTGAGTATGCGAGGATCATAAGTACGTTCAAGGGTTGGGAAGAAGACGACATCAGCAAACTGGAAAGTGATCTGAAATCTTCCTGCAATGCTGCAAGACTTTATGTGACAGGCTGTCGTATGGTCGACAGTTACGTTGAACACCTTTTGGAAAGGGTTAATCATGCTGGTAATAAGTAGAAAGAAGGACGAAACGATTTCAATCGGGGATGACATCACGATTGTCATTATTGACGTTCGTGGTGACAAGGTTCGGTTGGGAATCGATGCTCCAAGACACGTTACGGTTCATCGTGGAGAGATCAAAGAACGGATCGACATTCAACGAGAGGAGGGGGAACGCTGATGCCCAAACGGAAGAAGCGACTCCCCAGGTATCTAACACAGGCAGCGATGAAGAAATGGAGGCAGGAGAACGTCCCAGAGACCTGTCCCATCCTTGGTCACGAAGAAATCGATCCGGTGGTGGACCACGATCATATCAACGGCATGATTCGGGGTGTTGTTTCTCGACAGGGAAACTCTTTGCTGGGGAAAGTGGAGAACTTCTTCAAGACTCGCTGTGTATGCACGAATGAAGACCTTGTCCAAGTGCTGCATAACATGGCGGATTATCTTGAGCAGGAAGACACAGGGATTCTACATCCCGTAGGAGCGACACAACTGATGAAGAGGTTCAACACTCTGAAGAAAGCGGAACAGGTTTCGTGGTTGCGATCTTGGGGAGCATCTCAGGCTACAATAGACGAACACAAGACCAGCAAAGCACGGTCTCAACTCTACAGAAAGCTGAGGACGAAACGATGAGCGAATGTGTTGAGTGTGGAGACAATGAAGATAAGTTATACAGCGATCCACGGGTACCTCCAGTTGAATTTGGTGGTTGTCTCTGTCAAGGATGTTTTGAAGGAGCGTGTGAAGAACGTATTGAAGAACTGGAAAATGAAATTTCCGAGATTAAAGACTCCTGTGAAAGGGCGAAACAATGAGCGAAGACATATTCACAATCAAAATGTCATCGGAGCGGTTCCGGTCGATGTTGGCTGCACAAATTGTCATGGACTTGGAAAAAGATGAAGACATTGAAGAGGGCTGTCAGAACGCGGCAATGGAACAGGTGATTGACACGCTGGAAAGGTGTATGCCTGATTTGATAACGAAGGAGGAACCTTCTCCTGAATTTCGATCCACAGGAGCTTCTCTTAGGAGAGACAGTCCTCCGAATTCTATCTGTGCAAATCATTGAAAGTATCCGATGCCTAAACGAACACAGAAAACCTGGAAGACCCACAAAGCAAAGTTCAAGAACTGTACTGAGTGTCCTTTGTGCGACGTACGGATCAACATTGTTCTGGCAAAGGGAAAGATACCTGCAGACGTAGTGTTCATTGGAGAGGCTCCAGGAGCATCTGAGAACGTCATAGGGAAACCCTTTGTTGGTCCTGCTGGTAAGTTGTTCCACAGGATTGTCGACAGTGTGGTGGACCAGTATGACGACTTCAGTGGATTACGTTTTGCGTTCACCAACCTGATAGCGTGTATCCCAAAGAATACGAAAGGAGGGCCGAAAGTTCACACTCCACCGAAGGAGTCCATCCAGAAGTGCTATCCACGTCTGGAAGAGTTTGTTGAACTGTGTAAACCGTCTGCACTGGTCGCAGTTGGTAAGGTCGCAGAGAAGCACGTCAGCACGTTGTTCATAGAACACGAAGCAATCTCAGTGACCCATCCTGCTGCTATACTGAGAGAAGACAGAGCGATGCAGGACCTGAGCATCCAACGTGTTCAAGTGCAACTTGCTGACCTGTTCCATTCTATAGTCTCTCCAAACTAAGGAACCCAAAATGACCGAACATGTTCTTCAAAGACGACAGCACAAAGAAGTGAACAATGACCCTCAGCGGAGGTGTTACAACGGGTGTCACTTCAGTACTGAAATTGTTGTAGGACCGTGGGAAGATTTGGACTACGGAGACAAACCAAAGTTGGAAAGGAGATTGAAATTCTGGACAGAGTTAAATGACGAAGCAGTTAAGGACCGTGGTCCTGGTGCAAAGAAAGATTTCCGAATCATAGAAAGGAACCAGAATGTTTAGTGTGAGACAGAAACGAGAAATATCCGAGGCAGTTCAAAAGGTGTTACGTGAAACGAAGCATCCAGAATTGCCGGAGACAGAAATCAAGTTCCATTTACATGTTGATGGAGCAGAGTCTTGGAGTTGGGCAGACATCAAGAACAATGGAGCAGTCACTGAACCCTCTGTGAACCCACACAATGAAAGGCAGGATTCGAATGCTGGTTGAAGTTCTTCCGTGGTATCTCTCAGCTTCATCGATATACGCTTCATGGATGGTAGGTAACAAAGCGAAGTGGATATTCAAGTTCAAAGTGGCGAATCAGTTCGCCTGGTTGTTGTGGGTTGTGTTAGCGGCGGAGTGGGGACTGCTTCCCATGTCGCTGTTTTTCATCTGTATGTATTTCCGAAACGATAGGAAGTGGAACAATGCCAAAGAAATCAGCTCCGAGGAAACGAACAAAGAAGACAGTGAAGAAAAAGGATGGTGGACTGGCGAGCAGGATCAAGAAGGCTGGAGCGAAACTCTCGGAGCCAATTTGGGGGGGACCAGCGGTGGAAGGGATTACCCAAAGTATGATCAACGGATACCTGTGTTGCCGCGAAAGGTTTCGCATCAGATCCATTGAAGGTCTAAGACCGATTGAACGGTTCAGTCCTGCACTCGCTTATGGAAACTTCTGGCATAAGTGTGAGGAGTACATGGATGGCGACTGGGAAACCAAGTTGCGAACTGAAGCGATGAAGGAGATTAGTAAGTATCCACTGGAACAGGATCAGGTCGAGAAATGGTGGAACGTCTGCAAGGTTCAGTTCAAGATTTACCTCAAGCACTATGCTGCAGAACACCGGAAGCAGAAGTTGGAACTGACAGAGGTCAAGTTCCAGGTTCCTTACAAACTGCCTTCCGGGAGAACAGCGATTCTCAGAGGGATGTGGGACGGTGTTATTCGACAGGGTAAGAAGTACCGACTGAAGGAGAACAAGACCAAAGGGAAGATTGACGAGACTATGGTGGAGCGTCTGCTGGACTTCGATATTCAGACGATGCTTTACACCACCATGCTCAGACATGCTGCCAGGAACGGTCTGTACGGCCTCAAGAACATCCCTGTGGACGGTGTCATGTACAACGTGATACGGAAACCTCTGTCTGGAGGGATTGGTTCCATTCGACCACTTCAGGCAAAGTCCAGGAAGGGAGTTATTCATACTCCTGCCGAAACGATGCCTCAATACTATGCACGACTGGGAACCATCATCGAAAATGAAGAGAACCTTGATCACTTCTTCATGCGATGGAACGTCGAAGTTTCACAGAAGGATATCGACCTGTATGAACAGACATTTCTCCAACCGATCCTGGAGAACATCCTGGATGATTATGAATGGTGGTCCTACTGTTTGGAGCACGTCTGGAACCACTTTGATTACAGTGTTAGAGCAGAGAAATTTCCAGAACATCAAAACCGACATTACCGTCACCCGTTCGGAACCTTCAACTGGCTCAATGAAGGAGGCGGTAGTGGATACGACGAATACCTGAAGACAGGAATGAAAACCGATCTTCATGTTGACCCGAGTATGTTCCCAGAACTGGAGGAAGAATAGTCTCTCAAAATTCTGCTATAATACAGGTTCACACACTACAAAGGAAAACAGATGCCCAAAGTGACACGACAGGTCAAGAAAACCAGAACCCGAAAGAAGCCTCCAGCGGAGACAGGATCTCTCCTGTCCAGAGCGAAAGCAGTTGAGTTTGACAAAGACGATCCCTTTTCCATGGGAATCTTTGGTCTTCCTGCGACTGGTAAAACGACAGTGACGAGCACATTCCCGAAACCGATCCTCATGATGACGTGTTCCGGCGGAATTAAGAAACCGGGGGAGCTTCGGTCGATTGCGAAAGCAGACCGGAAGCACATCAAGCAGATTGTCATCGAGGATTGCGAACAGTTGCCAGCCCTCTGTGAAGAACTGGTGGACAGCGAGTTCAAGACAGTTTCGCTGGACCATCTCACGTCCTTCTCGGATCTTGTACTGGCACAGATTCTTGGAGTGGATCGAGTGAAGCCTCAGCTTGCGTGGGGAGACGTTCAACAGCAGCAGTGGCAGAAGCATGGATCGTTGATGAAGGGATTCTTACGATGCCTGATTGAACTGCCTCTGTTCACGACGATCATTTCTCATGAGCGTGTCTTCGCTCCCAAGGAGGACAGTGAGTTAGGAGTAGCCAAAGCAGGTCCGGCAGTGACGCCGACTATTGCAGGATGGCTGACAGGAACACTCGACTTCAATATCCAGATGTTTTCCCGAGACTGTAGAGAAGAAAGGGAGGTGAAAGTTGCCGGTAAGACCATAACCAAATCCAGAAAGACAGGTGAGACTGAGTTCTGTGCTTATCTTCCATTGTCGGAAGATCGTATGACAAAGTTCAGAAAACCGAGAGGCAAAAAGTTGGACCCGATCATGGTCAATCCAACGTTTGAAAAGTTGTTGGAGGCCATGGACGACTAAGACACAATCCAACTCAAAGAACCCGCTATAATGGCAAGACCAGAACAATTTTCATTTCACAGTTAAGAGGTAAGAACAATGGCGAAAAAAGGAACTAGCTTTCTGAAACCTTCAGCGATCAAATCGTTGAAGAAACATGGGAAGAAAGAACAGAAACTTGACCTTGGAGGAGGTTCTGGTTTCCCTGCTGGAATCGACTACGGGAAAGCAACCGTTACTTCCATGAAGATCGGTACTTACGAGAACGGAAATGCTAAGGGAGAACAATACTTCATGGTCCGGGGCGTCTGTACTGCTCCAAAGACCTGCGAAGCATTCTCCAAGAAGTTTGAGGACGGGGATGTTGTCGAAACGGATCTTGGAACTGTGGATTGTGTTGGTCTGTCTGACACCATCATCATGGAACCGTTGCACGACACTCCAACCCGAAAGCGTAAGACTGAAGATGAACACATGTTGTTCATGGTTCAGGTACTGCAGGCATTCGGTATCAGTACCGATGATCTGGAGGGCGATGAAGAGGAAATGAACGAACTGTTTGAAGCAGTCGTTGAATCGGGACTTGGAGTTAAGTTTCGAACGTGGATGGGCGATCCCAATGAACAGTATCCGAACGCTCGGGTCAACGTTCAGTTCAATGGTGTCGACGAAACCGAGGAAGATTCCAGCGACGACGATGATGACGATGATGATGTCGACGACGACACAGATGAGGACGATTCTGACGACGATGAAGATCCCCCGGAAGAGGACGACGACGCCGAAGATGACAGCGAAGAATCCTCAGATGACGGGGACGACCTTGATAGTCTGCAGAAGAAAGCAGATGACGAGGACACAGATGCTCAGGATAAGTTGGCAGCATTGGCTGAAGCAGCAGGCATTAGCGACCACGAAGACGACGACAAGTATCCCGACTGGGGAACACTGGTCAAAGCTATCCGTGCTGCAGACAGCGACGACGATGACGAGAAAGAAGATCTCACACCTGTGAAGGGTTCCATCTACACTTTCAAACCTCCGAAAGCTAAGAAGGCGATTGAGGTGTCAGTCACTAAGTTGCTGAAGCGAGCGAAGACAGTTGACCTGAAGGCTGTCAAGGGAGACCGAACGTATACCAAAGTTCCATGGAGCAAACTCATGGACGATGGAGTACCGTTCTAAGGTTGGATTATTGCTTCACGCCTTCAAGGAGGAGGGGCTGAATCGGACGGTGTTGGGAAAGTTTCTGCCGGGTTACTTTCAAGGTTTGAGAAGACCTACTGCCAACCGTGAAGCAACATTTGGGTCAGTGCGGAGTTTGGCTCCCTGCTCAATGTAATACGATGGTCCTCAACAAAGAGGGGACTAGCAGGTTCAAATCCTGCCTGACTCGTTTATAAAGGAACTGAATGCCTTCCCGAAAACATATCAAGAAAAAGAAGACACGAAAACCGAAAACAGTTATTGACGCTTTGACGATCTGTATCCCGTGTGATGGAACTGGTAACAATTCAAAGGGCGGAGTGTGCTTTCCTTGTGGTGGCACTGGCAAGCCTAGGAAACGAAATGAACTGGGATACTAATGAACAATCCGATGCACAGTCCAGACCATCCAATCTGGTCTATAATTAAAATTGTCGTGATTTGCTTTTTCGCTGCTGCTGCGATGTACATTTATGCAACCGAGTTTGATGAGAATGAAGTGAAGTCTCTTGGAACGTTTGCGGTGATGTTAGGTGGAGCTGAAGGTATTAAACGTGGAGTCACTCACTTCTTATTCAGGGCGGACAAAAGTAAATGATCTCAAGTCAGGAACCCGATGATATCAATTGACACAGAAACCACTGGGATAGACTTACATCATGGTGCTAAACCTTACCTGATTACCACCTGCGATGAGAACAATGAACAGAAGTTTTGGGAGTGGCACGTTGATCCACTTACACGGAACCCAATAGTTCTTGAAGAAGATCTCGATGAGTTCGAAGAACTGTTGGAAGAGCATGACTGGAACTGCTTTCACAATCCTGTCTTCGATGTAAAGGCGATTCAAACGGTACGGAAGGATCTAGGCGATCAGTGGGAATGGAGTCGGACAAGGGACACACTGATCGCCTCTCATCTTCTAAGCACGAACACTCCACATGATCTAACGTCGCTGACTCTGGAGTATCTTTCGGTCGACGTGCAACCGTTTGAAGATCGGGTGAAGACTGCAACCAATGCAGCACGAACGATCTGTAAACGTTACCTCCCTGAATGGCGAATAGCTGCTCCAAATATGCCCGATATGCCTTCTGTGAAAAGTGGGGCAGCAGGGACGAAGCGAGGGACCGAAAATGAGAGCTATTGGAAGGCTGATATGTGGCTTCCCAGAGCGATTGTACGCCTCAGGCCAGATTTACTACCTATTTTGGATAACTGGAACGCAGGGGATGAGCCAGAGGCTCACCCGTGGTCATCTGTCTGCTCTGCTTATGCCAACAGCGACACAGCGGTCACGCTTCCTATCTGGCAGATGATGTGGGAGATTCTGCAGGACAGAAAGTTGGTGAAGATCTTTGAGGAGAGGATGCGAATTTTGCCGATTGTTTACCAGATGGAGAACAACGGTATGACGTTCAATCTCGACAGGTTAAACGAACTCAAAGATGACTACACCGAACACGTAAAGACATCCGACGAAATCTTGAAAGCAGTTGCTGATCGGTACGATTACCTACTGGATATTCCTAAGGGACCGAACAACGACAGTCTGAAGAATTTCTGCTTTGGATATGAACCGAACTTCAAAGGTGATGGGATCACGGGTTGTCATCTCTGCAATAAGAAACGACCGAAGACTGAACGTGGATTGGCTCGCTGGACAGATCTGAATGGAAGACTGTACTGTTCCGAGAAATGTCTCAACAGAAGAACAGCAGGTTCATGGTTGGATCTTCCCATTGTCGCAACAAGTAAGAAGACAGGTGACCCCAGTACCAACAAAGCAGCGATGTCAATTTATGAAGACACGCTGGAAGAAGGAACAGACCAGAAAGAGTTCATTGATGCACTGAGGGTCAAGAGGAAACTTGGAAAGTCCTTAGAGTACATCCAAAGTTATCTGAGGTACAACAGGAAGGTCGGAAAGTCCAGTCGATGGTTTAGACTCAACCCCTCCCTGAACCCATGCGGAACGGATACGCTTCGTTGGGCAAGTCACAATCCCAGTCAGCAGGTAATCTCAAAACAGAAAGATCACAATGGAAGGAATCTTCGATACATCTTCGGTCCCTTACCAGGACGGGAATGGTTCGCCCTTGACTACGACAATCTGGAACTGCGTATCCCCGCTTATGAGTGCCAGGAACCTGCGATGCTTGAGCTATTCGAGCATCCAGACAAAGGACCATGCTTCGGGAGTTATCACCTCCTCATCTTCTCAATTCTGCATCCAGACAAATATGATGCAGAGGATCCCGATGGTTTACTCCGAGCCAAGGATGAGAACCCTTCATGGTATGGAAGAACAAAGAATGGAAACTTCGCGGACCAGTATGGAGCGGTTGACACTGGAGATGGAAATGGTACGGCAGATCGTGCGTTCCATGTTCCCGGAGCTCAGTCGATTATTTCTCAAAGACTAACCGAAAAAGGAAAACTCAACAGAAGATATATTGAGTACGCAAAGAAACATGGATACGTTGAAACTCTGATCGACAAAGCGATTGACCCGGACAAAGGTTATCCTATCAGGTGTAAGCGTGGGAGATGGAACAACGTAGTCGAAACAGTGCCGTTGAACTACCACGTTCAGGGGACCGCCTGTTGGGTTCTAATGCGTGCTATGATAAAGGTTCAGGAGTTGCTCGACATCTGGAACGAAGGATTCGATGAACCGCAGTACAAAATGATTATGAATATCCATGACGAAATTGTTCTGGACTTCCCGAAACCGAAAGGGAAGCGAGACACCAACAAACCGAAAGTCATGGCAGTTCGTAGAGCGATGGAAAGTATAGGAGAGGACATTGGAGTGGTCTTGACTTGTGGTCTTGACCGACATGCCGACAACTGGTCAAAAGGATTGGCACTTTAAGGAACCAACATGCCTAAACGAAAAGTAAGAAAATCCAAACGAGCGTACCTATTGAACAGGTTACCTCACTTCCCGGTTGCGTCCTGGAGTGAAGAGACTGTCAACAGAATGTACTCCGTTGTGAGAATGACGCCGAAGGAACGATTCTTCTATTGGATTAAGGAGCGTCACAACATCTATGTGAAGGCTAAGAAACAGAAGCTGGATCCGCCGTGGACGGTGGACCACATTCTCCAGACAGAATTCTTCACCAATCCTTACCGAGAGAATGACCGCGTCACTGTCTGGTTCAGAGAGAACATCCGAGAACCGATGCGTGACATGGATGAAGTTTTGTTTGCGACTGTTGCGTTCCGGTGGTTCAACAAACCAGATCCGACTGGATTACTGTTTTTGAAGCACGGTTTTCACATACAGTGGAAACCGAAACTTGCAACCCGAGTGATCGCAAAAGCTAATGAGAGCGGTCCTGTGTTCACTGGAGCCTACATGATCAAGGCAGGTAACGGTCCACGGGGATGTAAAGTGCCGAACGTCTGCGAAGCTATCACGAACGTCTGGAAGGCACGTAAGCGACTGGTCAAGGTCTGTAAAGACGAGAACAGCATGGAGGCTCTGTACTCTGAGTTGAAGCAGTTCCCGCACCTTGGAGGCTTCATGTCTTATGAGGTTGTCTGTGATCTGCGGTATACAGCACTGCTGGAAGACGCTACCGACATCAACACGTGGAGTAATCTCGGACCTGGAGCATCGAGAGGATTGATGCGTCTTAGTGGGCAGGAGATCAAAGTACCAAAGTCAGGCATGAAGGATGCTCGTCCGAAACCTCCTGCCGATTGGTTGAAACAGTTTATGGTGTTACGCAATGAATTCAACAAAGTTCAAAAACTTAAAGGGATGAAGCGGTTTGAGATGCGGGAGATTGAACACTCGCTTTGTGAGTACGATAAGTTTGAACGTGTCCTGTTTGATCAAGGCCGGTCCAAGAGAAAATACAGAAAGGGAACATGATGCCGAAACGAACTCCGATTTTTAATTTGTTTTACTTATCTCACAATCCGTATGGTGGATGGGCGACGTACACAACTCACTTGATGAAATCGTTCGAAGCAATGGGAGTGAGATCCAATCTGTTCAAGATCGGCAACAGAACTGAAAACAAGTTGCGGGATTTTGGTTACGGAGTGCAGTATCAGAACCTGTGCTTGGAAGATGCACTGAAGGTGAGAGGGAAGAGCCTCATCACTGCTGCTGGTGGTCGTTACAAGGACAAAACGATTGCAATGTTGGAAGGAGGTGCTTGGATAGTTAAGCACGATCCGGGGGAAGACAAATACTTCAAGTCCCCCAAGGAAAGAACAATCGTGATCCGTAGGGTGAACAAACGATATGGAAAGTTTATCCAACATCCGTTCGTTCCCTCTGGATTCTTCCTACCTGAAGAGAAGCGTGGAGCAGCAACCATATCCAGAATCGACTCGGACAAACGGTTTGAATTGGTTCTGAAATGCAATCGGTTAATGAAGCGGAAGATTGCTATCCATGGTTTTGGTCATACAAGTTATGCCCGATTCTATCTGAAGGACAAGTATCCAGAATGGGCAAAAGTAATCAGCGTCGGTGGAGCATCACCAACCAAGTTTCCAAAGGACAATCTGTACAGGTCCGTTGAGATTCTCCTACCAAAGAAATACGCGGTGGACCTGTCTGTAATCAAGAACGACGGTGGAGGCTCTCAGTATACGTTCATGGAAGCGTGGGACGCTGGTTGTGTACAGGTCGTTAACTCCGAGTGGATTATCGATGGAGATGAGATGGTGTCTGGGGTTAACTGTGTCGCAGTTGAAGACGAACACGAATTGAAAGAAGTATTGACTTCTAATATTCCGACTGACGAAATCGTTCGGAACGGTAAGACAGCGTTGAAATTCCACGCTCCCGAGGTTACTGTTCCGAGATACTTGGAGGTGATGTATGGGTGACATGATTTACGTTATCCCGACCTTCAAAAGAAGGGACAATCAGAAAACCTTGAACACCTTTTTGGAGGTTGGTATAAGTCCCATCCTTGTAGGTAACTCCAAGGCAGACATTCCAGAGGGTTTCTCAAATTTTACTCTGTTCCGAGGTAAGGGGATTAGAGGGAAGCGTCAATTCATTTACAATAAATTTTCCAAGGAAGGGAAAGTAATGATGATGGACGACGATCTTAGATTCTCCAAGCGGTTGCCCAATGGAAAAACAACCAGTGACTTCGATTTCCGAGAGCTCCTGGAAGAGTGTAACGAACTAAGCGACCTCCATGGAATCTCTGGAACCCATCCCAGATTCATGTGGAACAGATCACCCGACAGGTGGAAGATCATTGCTAAGGTCGGCGGAGTGGTCGTTATTAACCGGGACAGAATTCCAAACCCTGAAAACCTAAAATACAGACTGGAGACAAGCGAAGACCACGACTTCAACCTTCAACTAATCAGCCAAGGAGGCACTTCCGCTGTGACTTGCATGTTTTCTCACGCAGAGAAAGAGAACGCAAAAGGAGGATGCAGCGAGTGGAGAAAAGATCCTTCACAAGACGTGGACAATTTGGTTAGGTTGTGGCCTGGATACGTTTCCAAGAAAAGCAATGGAAGACCTGTAATCCAATTCAAAAAATTATGGAAGGACGTTAATAATGAGACGTGAGTTTGTTCCAGAGGAGTTGATAGACGTTTACTCCAAGGGAGAATTACAAGGAGGCCGTGGATATCATTTTCCAGATGAAAATGGAGAGTTGGTTCGGGTGAGTAAGACAGACGGGAAAACCCTGCAGGAACATCTGGACGGTATCGAATACATCCGAGAACTGGCAGAGCGAGGAACCAAGATTCTGCCTCCTTTACTCCGTAGAGAACCGAACGGCAGATTCAAGAAGTTGGACGGGTTCAAACGCATCCTCGGAATGCGTGCAGCAGGTATGACGATGCTTGAATGCTTTGTCTGCGAGCCGGAGGACATGGGTAAGCAGTTCTGGTATGATGGCAGGAAGATAACATGTAAAAGTGGAGGACAACCTTACAGTTCCTTCACCAAAGCAGTTGAATATGGAGAAGACGACAAGAGCCAAAAGCGAGGAGGGAAGATTCAATATCTGTATAATGGAGAAAGTCTAAGGTTGGAATTTCGAGAGAACATCCATCTCCATTGGGGTAAGGCTGGACGATATCGTTTGGGACTTGGAATAACTGATTTCAAAATTTTAGCGGAGGCGTTTGCAAATGGCTAAGGTGGCAAAACGAGTTTACTCAAAGATCATACCGGAATCGTGTGACCGACATGCTAACCGGATCGAGATCTACAAAACCAGCGGACACAAGTACCATGTGAATTTTAGGAACCTGCAAATCAGGCTCTCCAGAAAAGAGTTTGAAGAGTGGAAGAAAGGATTCGCTCAGGCTCTTGTAAAGTTAGGCGACAGAATGGAACACGACACACTCCCAGAAGTGAAGGAAGACTAATGCCGAAAAGATCAAAACCAGTGCAGCAGGAATCTCCGTTTTGCCTTCAGATAGAACTGGTGGAAGGTTGTAACCTACGATGTTCCTTCTGCGGTTTGAACGGCATTCGAGGTAAGGAAAACGAGTTCAAGCAGATGTCTCTGAGACATGCTGAAGATATTGCTGATCAGATTGCAGAACTTGGTTGGAATCCTCGTCTTGAATTTGCTATGCACGGCGAACCGTCTGCTCACAGAAAGTTGGACACGGTCCTCAGGAAGTTTCGAAGCAGACTTCCCAATCACCACATGATGATGACCAGTAACGGATATGGATTTCTGTCGGACATTACTCTGGTTGATCAGGTTCTTGAATCGGTGAACGTGTTGGCTCTGGATTCATATGATGGTATCAAGATCGTTCCCAGGATTCTTAAACGGTACGAAGGGAAGCATGATGTCCGGTACTATCCGAAAGATAAGACAGCGAATCCCCACAAGAGACGGAAACCCTCTGAGCGGTTGCTGGTTGTCATTAAGGACATCGACTCTGCAACCAGTGGCAACCATGCAACCCTGAACAACCATGCAGGAGCAGGAGCTCCAAAGAACGACAGACTCCAAGGGAAGCGTTGTGCGAAACCGTTCAGGGAGATGTCGATCCGGTGGGATGGGAATGTCGCAATTTGCTGTAATGACTGGCGTGGAGTGTACAAGTGTGGATACGCAGTCGACGAAGGGATTGAAGAGATCTGGAACGGTCCAGAGTTCGTGGCAGCACGGAAGAAACTGTACAACGGTCAAAGAGACTTCGGTCCCTGTGATGGATGTGACGCTGCTTCTTACCGGACAGGTCTCTTACCAGATAAGATGGGAAAGCAGGAGCTCAGCGGTCCATCTGAGTCCGATTTGGTCATTATTGAGGAAGCCTGTGCTGGCAGATCTTACACGGAACCTGTGTTGCGAGACTGGGAATCCAAGACGTAAAAAATCCCCGCCTGTAAAGACGGGGGAAAGGAGGTTTGAATTGTCGGAGAGGGTTAGGCTTTTCCGGCCTTGATTGCTGTAGCGAGTGCTTTGACGCCTGCTGCTGTCAGGTAGAAAGCGTTCCCACGAACGTCTTCCAGGTTGGAAATTCCCATGAGCTTTTTCTTGGCTCCCCAAGTACAGTAAACACGGGCATCCGCAGCGGAAACGTTTTCAGGGTCTGCTGCAGAAATTTGCTTGAGTGAGCGAGCCTGTCCAGACTTGGTTGCTCCAAGTTTCTTCAGGATGGAGTAGACTGCCAGTTTAGTTGGATTGAAGGTTTTCTTGTCTGCCTTCTTTGCTGCAGTTGCCTTAGAAGACTTGGCGGATGTGTTTGCTGCTTTGGTTGACTTGGACATTGTTCTGTTCCTTAGTTTGGGTTTGAGAATTCTGTCTCTTCAGGCAGGGTAGAATAAAGTTCCCTGCGACACCCGTTAGGGTGTTTCGACTAATTAACCAGACCTTTAGAGTAATCGAGTTTGATTGGAAGGATGTTACATTGTTGAACATTAGGAGAACCCTCCATGTGAAAATTGTCTGCTGCAACCCAACCACCAACAGCAACTCCACAAGATGTTGGAATTCCTCTGGAAGACATTGTGGTCAAAAACACCTTGCCGAGTTCTTCACTGATTCGTGAAACAACACAGCGAATGAATCCGCCACCAACAACATTGATTCTGACTGCCGTTCCGAGTTTGACTTTCATCGTTTCGCTTTCTTTACACTTGCGATTAGTTGTTTGCCGTGCTGTGTTGCTCGACTGAGTGAAGTATTACAAGTATCGACGGGGTTGCAACCCCGCGTTGCTCGATTGTGGAAGTTTTTTGTTACTGGTTTTGAAGATCCTCTGGTAACCCTGTGTTTTCATTGGCGAAACGGAACCAATTTTCTTTGGTACAATTTGTTATAGGTGGTCGATTTACCCCGAAAGGAACCCAAATGGTTTCGAAAATGACGTTCAAAGAGCGGTACAATGCAAGCGAGGACGATAGGTTCTGGTCCTACGTGCAAAAGACAGACGAAGGATGCTGGGAATGGTCGGGAGGACTCTACAGTTCTGGATATGGTCAATTCCGAGGTAGTGAAACCAGAGCACATCGGATGGCCTTCGTTTTGACAAAAGGAAAGATTCCAAAGGGTCAAATTGTTTGCCACAGTTGTGACAACAAAAAGTGCGTGAACCCTGATCATTTATTTCTGGGAACGACACAAGACAACATTGATGACAAAGTTTCCAAAGGTAGACAAGCACAGGGAGAGACACAACACCTTTCAAAGTTTACTGAGAAACAAGTGTTGGAAATTCGATCAAGATATGAGGGCAGACAGTTGAAGATCAGAGATCCTGTTGATGGGATCAAAGCATTAGCAAAAGAGTTTGGAGTTTTTGAACAAGCTATTCGAAGTATCATAAACCGATCAACTTGGAGACATATTTAATGTTCAAATTTGACAGCGTTAACACTGCGTTCCATGGATTGATAAAAAGTATTCAAGACGGAACTATTCCAACCAATGAAAGATCCAGCCGGAACGGGAAAGTCCTTCAGGTTCAGGAACCTGTGACAGTCTGTTTTAATAATCCGAGAAATCGGGTTTTGTTTAATCAAACGAGAGACGCAAATAGTTTCTTTCATCTGTTCGAATCTTTCTGGATGTTGGCAGGAAATAACGACGTTGCATCCCTGGATCTGTACAACAGTCAGATGAAGCAGTACAGCGACGATGGAACAACATTCCATGGAGCGTACGGATACCGTTGGAAGAACTGGTTTGGATACGATCAACTTGATCTGATCGTTGCAGAGTTGCAGAAAGATCCAACGTCACGTCGCTGTGTTCTCTCGATGTGGGATGGTGGAGATGCCTGGTCGCATGGACCAGACGTTGAAGGTAATTCTGGACCGACTGAACGAACACCGTTCACCGACTGTTCTGATTTGTACGTTGCAACTCATGGAGGCAAAGACGTTCCGTGCAACCTCTCCGCACTGTTTTCAATTCGACAGGAGAGAAGGGGAAGCGGAACGGTGGACAGTGCCAGACCGATTGAATATCTGGACATTCATATCTACAACCGAAGCAATGATCTGATCTGGGGATTGCTTGGAGCGAACGTGGTCCACTTCAGTTTCCTGCTCGAATACATGGCGAACAGAATCGGCGTCAAGGTTGGGCGACAGTATCACACGTCGAACAATCTTCATATCTACACAGAGAACAACAGCGGGTTTGATGCTGATGCTCTGTTGAGGGACGAGTACAGCGGAGTTGAAGATGTTGTTCATCATGATCCACTTGCAATGGACGACATTTCGGAAGACGACCTGCAGGAATTTGTACTTGTCAATGGGAGCATGGAAGTTTGCTGCTCTCATTACGATAGTGATTACATAAGCTATGTTGTTCAACCGGCGATGAATGCTTTCAAGTGTCATAAAGCTAGAGAGTATTTCAGGTCCAGAGAATACCTGAGCCGGATTGACTGTGATGACTGGAAGTTTGTGTGTGAGAACTGGATCGATAAACGAGAAACCAATTGGAGGAAGAACAATGACTGAAGTAAATGAAACTCAAATCGGTGGCGAACATTACCAGAGCAATTTTCAGCACTGGGATCTGGTGGAGATGCTTCGTCTTCCGTACCTGGAAGCATGTGCAACGAAGTACATCCTCCGACATCGAAAGAAGAACGGGAGGCAGGATCTGGAGAAGGCTCTGCACTTCGTTCAGAAGATCCTCGAGAACGAAAAAGGTGAACCCTTTGGTCCTCGTCCTGGGATTCTAACGCTGAACCACCTAGTGGAAACCAAGTTCTATCGGGAGAATCGGGTGGACACGAATGAAATGTGTCTGCTGCGGATTCTGTTCAGTAATGCTCCGACGAATGATGAGCTGATGTACTGTGTTGAGGTTCTGCAGCAGATGATCGCAGAGTATGGTGGACCAGCGTTGGACCTGACAAAGCCAGGACCGTCCTGGAACGACCTCACTGATCCAACCAAAGAGATTTTCACAGTTGATAAAAATCTTGAAGGTACTGTCACCCTGGAACAGTTGCGAGAATCTAATCAGCGTTGTATGGACGAAGCTAACCGGGAAGACGCTTTGATGTTTAACAACTCAGGGTTTGGAGAGCCTGCAGAAATAGATGAGTCATGATGTATGTTATAATACATAAAGGTTCCGGGTCAAAACTCGGTTCCTTTGCCGACAAACAGAACGCTGAAGAGTACGCTCAAGCATTCCGAGAAAGGAGAGGTATCCAGTGTCAGATAGAAATTATTCCAAAACAGGAACTGCTCAGCGATTCTGTTTGAAGTGTCAGAGAGAGTTCAGGTCCAAAAGTTCTTCCAATAGAATTTGCAACACCTGTGACAAACAGGCTCATCGATCCAAGTACATTAACATCCCAAGAGAAAACAAGCGTCATGCCTAAACGGACTGAGAAGCAACCGGAGAACCTGAGACCCTATACGTTCCATGGAGTAGAGTTGGATTGGTATGAAGAAGATCAAAAGGTGGATTGTCCTTTCTGTGGGAGTCATAGTTTCTATGTGAGAACTGACACTGGTGTTGCTCGCTGCTGGTCATGTAACATCAGCGAGAGTGGAACAGGTATGAACGCAAGTAGCTTCATCCGTCTGTTCCATAAGAAGATGTTGGACATGACGACAGATTTTCATCGGGAACAGTTGCGAGTTGATAGAAAGTTGGTCAGCGTCGATGTGATTAGAAAGTTGGAGTTAGCGTTCGACGGACAGCACTGGTTGATTCCTGGTTACAATGCTGACCTGAAGATGACCCAGTTGTATCGGTACGCAGATTTTGGACAGGGTAGGATTGCGTATCCAACTCCGGGGTTAGGTGCTGCCATGTTCGGTTTGAACATGTTCAACTCAAAGATAAGGAAGGTGGATATCGTTGAAGGTGTTTGGGATCTGGCATCAATGGCAGAAGTGTATGAACTTGGATTGGTCAACCGGAATGTGATTGGGTTACCCGGAGTTACAACTTTCAAAGATCCATGGACGAAATTGACTGGTGGTTCTGAGGTGGTTCTGTGGTTCGATAATGACCATCCCAAAGAGGATGGCACTCTGAAGGGAGGGGTTGTCGGTGTTAAGTTCGTCGGATCGAAGTTGTCGAACTGCCAGGAACCTCCAGAGGATCTGCAGGTGCTGAAGTGGGGGGACTCTGGTTATGATCTGGAGGTCGAAAGTGGGGCAGACGTTCGCGACGTAATAACGGGGAAGATATCGCCGGAACCGTTCGAAAATGGACACAGTTCTGGTCTGCAACCGATTTCCCTGCTAAACAAACCCGAAACAGGCTCCTCAAAGGCTCTGGGAGGCCGTTTAAGGCGTTTTAATGCTCTACGCAGCAGGTTGGGTGGGTTGCCAGAAGAATGGCTCCAGAAGGGCAAGAAAACCCGCAAAGATAAAACGCGGGAGTGTAACGATTTCCAGCAGGTTCTGGACGCCTGGAAAGCGTGCTTCCGGTGGCGAGAGGATCTGGAGCACGTTCTGATATCGATGCTCGCTGTCGTGATCTCGACTGAGCAACTTGGCGATCAACTTTTCCTGCAGGTAATAGGTGATGCTGGTTCGGGGAAGACTCGTTTCTGTGATGCGTTCCTAACGTCGCCAACCTGTCACGCTCTGGAACATCTCACAGGGTTCCATTCTGGTTGGAAAGGTGAAGACGGTGAGGACTATTCTCTGATTGCTCGTATCGATAGGAAGACATTGATAACGCCTGAAGGAGACGTGTTGATGTCGTCTCCCAACTTCGCTCAGATTATGTCGCAGCAAAGAAGGATCTTTGACGGTACGTCTGGAGCATCATTCAAGAACCAGAAAGAGGACAGCAGGTACACAGGGTTGAGAACGCCTTGGATCATTGCCGGTACACCAACACTGATGGACAGCGATCAGAGCAGGTTGGGGGACAGGTTCCTGCGTGTTTGTATTGCAACTCCCGAACATGCAGAAAGAAGAATGATTCAACGTGCTGTTGCTCGTTCAGCCTTGACCTCTGTGATGCAGACAAGCTGTGCAGTCGATAAGACACTCACTGAAAGTAAGATGACTGAAGCATACCAACTGACAGGTGGATACGTCAGCTACTTGAGAGACAATGCCGAGAAACTTATCCAACGGTTGAAAGTAGATGAGGAAGAACTGTTCGAACAGTGTATGGACTTCGGTGAGTTTGGGGCAGACTTTAGAGCAAGACCGAATCCCGAAGAGAAGAAGGAAAGCAATGACACCAAAGAACTCCCCACAAGACTGACCCATCAGTTCCTGCGGATGGCGTGTTGTGCTGCTGCATCAGTAGGGGAAACAGAGATCTCCAAGCGTTCCTGGGATGTGACACGTCGTGTGACGGTGGATACTTCGAAGGGTAGGACCTACGATATCGCTCAGACGTTGTTCGCAGAACAGGACACAGGGTTAAACATGAAGACTCTGTATAACAGAGTGAACGCAACAGAGTCAGAGATAAGGAAGCTGATTCGGTTCATGCGTTCCATTAAGGTCGTTCGTAAGGTAAGCGACTCTGAGAAATCCAAATCTGGTAGAATAAAGAAACGGGGAACGGTCTCGTATAAACTCACTGACCGCGTTTACAAACTGATGACCAGAGTGTTGGGAGAAGACAGTGCAGGCGACTGAGATATTGGATCGAGCGTTCGACCTGTTCAACATGAAGTTGTTTTATGGACAGTTGACGAAGTGTGTTATCCTGGTTCATCGACATAGGGGAGCTCATGGTTACTACCATCACAAAGCGTTCCAAGAGAAGAAAACGGGAAAGGTACTGCATGAGATCGCACTAACACCTGAGACGATGCAGCGAAAGGACAAAGATATAATCTCCACACTGGTCCATGAGATGTGTCACCTGCAACATCTGACGACAGGTAAGAAGATCCCGAAGAACATCGCTCACCACAATTCTGAGTGGGGAAAGATGATGCGGAAGGTTGGTCTCATACCGAGTTCAACCGGCCTTCCTGGCGGTAAGAAGACAGGGACGAGGGTCAGCCATTACATCGAGGAAGGAGGCAGGTTCGACACAGTATATGAGGAACACTGGAAACCTTTGAAGCATCAGTTCGAATGGTGCGAAGCGAAGGGAGAACCGAAAGAGAAGAAGGTCAGAGCCAAGAGGAAGACTTTCAAATGTGGTTGTGGTGTAAAAGCTACAGCAGAACCCGAAACGAAACTGATTTGTGGAACATGTGAGGAGGAGATGAAATGAGCGACGAAAAGAAAACTCCGGGAACATGGTGGTGGTTCAGAGGTGACCATGAAGGTAACTACCATGTTGGATTCCTTGTCGGCTATGACGAAGAAGGAGATGAGGTTTGGAAGGACGAAGATGGAGACAGCGGAAGAGGAGTATCTTCCAGTATCAGCTCGGAAAATGTACTGTATGAATTT